CACACCTCAGATAAACTGAAAATATGATTCACTCTACTGTTAGAGTCACTCCTAGCCAAATGCGTAGAAGATTGATCGCCAGAACAAACTACGTTTAGTAGTCCATCCTCGCGGTGCTTTGCCTGAAAAGACGACTTCAAGCCATCTCTTTTGATCCTTTGAGAACCACCCCTCGTCAGGAACAGGATAGCAGGTCTGGTAAAAGTCCATGAATTCACAGAAGACTTTGTCCCACATCGCCCCGCCAATCCACAGGCCTACAAGCCTTGTGAACGAAACTTCAAGCGTATACACGCTTGATTCCGGATAGAGTGCGAGCTTGAACCACTCACTGGTGTCACGATGAACGCGACCGTCACGATACTTGGTACCTAAGAGTTTGAACTCGGATGGATCCTTTGTTCTCTCACACTTCTCAGGTTTGATTATCATTCCAGTTGGCACGCAATCTAGTTTTGCAACTTCCAGATCAAACTGGTCGTTTGCTCTGAACGCACTGTCGTCGCCCAGAACCCTCAGGTTTCGGATCTCTACTTGCTGGCAGTCTGCAAGATAATCGATAAGTATGTGGTTCACTACTGAGTCAATCATCTGCGTCCACCAAGATCCGGAAGGTACACCCCGGTACTTACGGAACATACGTCCGTCCGGCATTAAGATGGGAGTGTTAATGAAATACCACACCATAGCATCCCAAACGTTTCGCCATTTCTGTGCGTCAACCTTGTCAACGGGTTTCCCCTCGAAAGTTGAAAATTCGATATTCTGTCTCAGGATATCGAACGCAACACGAATCAGCCACGCAGGCACTTTTGTGTCAAAAGACGAAAAGTCGATGCCATACAGTGTCTCCCCTTCCCTTAGTTTGCAGCACCACTCGGTGTACAACCGCTGCGCACTTTTTCCATTTAGCATAGGTGATAGTGGATCGTTCATAAAGTCACGATACATCAAAGGAGCGTAGAATCCTTCGACAACTAGCATCTCTGCTGGATATACCCAAACCAGGCGCGTTTTTGGTTCGTCAATCTCTGACATACCGCCACGCTGTCCTGCAAGACACGGAGGGAACCGCATCCTCGAAGGGTTGAAACTTTTCTTGCCACCCTGTTTCATACGATGACCTAACCATCTCGCTTCATGATAGATTTCTTCCATGCAGTCACCTTTCTTGGCGCCCATGAAGGTAGACCCTGCAGACGTATCACGCCTGAGGAACTGCCCCACTTCGTGCCAATCAAGCGGCTCACGCTTGTAAGGTAATTTGAAAGCTTTCTTTGCCTTTGCGATCGAACGTCGCATTGACGCTTGTTGAGATGTGGATAGATCATTGAATGTGTTACGCTCACCAGAGAACTTGTTTAAGGCGGTGTACATGCCTGTGTTGCCCTGGGGTCTGCGAGTGTAACCACGGATGTCCTCGTAGATGTTTCGATTGAATAACTTTAGACTCTCTCTCACTTGAGGATCAGTGTTAGAGTTAGAGCTGTAGGTTGAGTACCCCCCATACTTAGCGATCTCACGTAAGTTGGGGTCCTCGAATTGAAGAGGGATTACGTCTTCGGAAGTGGTTGACCCTGTCTTTGCGGGACGAAGGTGGAGTGCGTCAACTAAATGAGACCCCTTTCCTAGGACGTAGTGGTTGGTTGGTTCTTGAGTGAAATCT